CTTCCCATTGGCGTATCAAGAATAAGCGCTTTACCCATTACGTTTGATCCGCTCCAGTTAAGTTCGGTAATACGGTGGGAAACTTTATCAAGGTTAATTGCGGGTCCTTCAGGATGGTTGAGTTCACCAACCGCTCGACCAGTTTTCACATAGTCCTTGTCGTATCGCTTAACAGCAGCTTGCAGTGTTGCCTTTGGATAAACCCTTTTGTTACGGTTTAACTTATCGGCCTGCATAAAAATGCCTTCGATATATGTTTCTTTTTTACCGTTCTTTTCCTCGGTAATATATTGTAGATCTTCTAGATGTTCGGTGATAAGTTTCATAGTGGTGTTTCTTCTTCGGTTTCAACGCCTTCTCCTAAGTCGTTAAACAATTCGTAAGCAAGTGTTCCTCTATCAAAAGGATTTCTTCCTCCCCGTTCTGCCGCACGGTATCTGGCATCGGCTGATTTTAATTTATCAAATGTTCCGTTTTTATCAAAATTAGAAGAAGCTTTTTCGTATTCTCTTGGACTAATTTTTTGTTTCTCTGCCTTATCCAAAAGACCTTTAAGTAAAGCCTTACCAGCTCCAATCGCTGCGGTCTTTAAAATAGAAACAAGTAAAGGAGGGATCTCTTCGTCAAGTTCTTCAGTTTCTTTAATACCAGCATCTGCATAAGAAAGAGGAACGGGTTTGCCCGCTCTTTTGGCCATCTTTTGAGCTCTGCGTAATGCTTTTTGTTTTTTAAGTGTTTCTTTTGCTTTAGCCAATTTTTCTCGATCAGCCCTTTTCTTCTCACCTTTATCCACCTTTGCTTGAGCTCTAGCTGCTCGGCCAGAAACAGTAAGGAGCGATGCAGCCTTCTTTAGACGGCGACCAGTGCGACGGAGCTCACTTTCGTTATATTTAACGATTGCTTCACTTAATGAATTAAATTTATCTTCAAGAACTTTTTCGATTTCTTCATCCGATATTTCTTGAATATTTAAACTTTCGTCTTCAAGAATACCGGCAATCGCTTCTTCATAAATTTCATCTTCAGAGAAATCATCACGATTCTCTTCGAGTTCTTCTTTAGATTCAAACATATTGTTCTGAATTAAAGAAGGAAGATCTTTCCAGCGAACGCCAATATATCTGGCGACGTCGTCTGGATTCGAGTATGGAAGCTTTCCGAGCCAGACGGCTCTTTGGTCTTTGTCAGCCTTATTGTGACCAACTTGCCTTTGCGTTTAGATAGCTTTTGTAAGATTCGTCCGCCGTATTTCTTTTCGTAGTCCGAAGTATTCGCTTCAAAGATTTCTTGAGCGGCTTCTGCTAAGCTGTCGTATGATTTATAAAAGTCTTGCATATTTTAATTATTAATCGTCTTGCCACACAAGATCTTCCCACTTCTCATAGACTATATCCATTGCGTCTTTTAATTCTTTAAAGTCGCGATCAAAGTTAACTCCTGGGCCCCCGCGAGTTTTGTTCATATATTTATTTAAGTTGGATCCCTTTCTTAATACATTTGAAAGAGCGTCCACCGCCCGAGTAACATCATCCACAGACATATTGCGATATTGATTTTCATCAAGGATTTCTTTAAAGTCACGATCAAAGTTAACTCCTTCTTGGCGGGTTTTATTTGATTTGGATTCCTTTTTTAACGTGTCTTTAAGAGTGTCGATCAACTTGACTACTTGCCAGTAAGCTTTCTCATCAACAGACATATCTTTAGATAAACGATTAGGAATACGTTTCTTTGATTTTACCATGCCTGAAAGAGAGTCAATCAACTCTTTGACTCGCCAGTAAGCAACCTCATCGACAGACATATCTTTATATCGATTTTCATCAAGGATTTCTTTAGCGGTTTCCGCCAAGCTGTCGTGTTTTTTATTAAAGTCTTCCATGTTTTTAATTTTAAGTGTTAAGCGTCGTTCATACCTTGCCCGGCAATATCCATCCAAAGCGAGTATGCAAAGGTGTTCTTTTTATGTGGGTTGTTACCTTCAAGGCCACCTCCTTTTGGAAGGTCGTATCCCATACCAGCGTCATAACCCATTTCATAAGCGCCTTTGAAATCTTTGTGGTCGCGAGCATGTTTATCAAACATCGCAAACTGCTTAAGGTCAAGCGGTTTCATGCTCTGCTGAAAATCCTTCTCAGTTGCACGCATCATCTTGGCTTTATCAAGAAATGCTTTTATATCCTTTTCATCGGTAGGGACTTCGATCTTAGCTTCGGTGAGTGATTCCAATAGCTCTGGAAAAAGATCTTTAATATCTCGATCGTCCATTCCGTAATCATCTGATTTCAAGAATGCAATGATATCTTTCTTTTCACCAGTTATATCAGCCGTGGACTTACCAGTTGGTTTAATTTTAATCTTAAACTTGCGCTGAGAAACGTTTGTAAAATAACGATCACCCATATAATCAGCATCAACGGTTGTTTTACCTTTACCTGCACGAAGCGCTTCGGTTAGAGCTACATTATCTACAGAAATAGTAACTTCTGCGGATTCAGTAATCGTTTCTTCTGTATTATAGATTTTCTCAGCAACTTCAATGGTTTTAACATCGACCGCAGCGCGAACCTTATCCTGCATAATGGAAGCAAACTGCTTTCCCATCTCTTCTTTATCGCCAAGGGTAACGGCGCTGATTAGTTTTTGAATGTTATTCATACCTTTATTTATATGTTTTAGTGTTTTAAACTTTGGTTAATTTTTAAAATCCGTCGTCTTCTGGCGGAGGTTCTTCTTCATTCTCTGCCTGAATCCTTTCATAATCTTCGTCAGAAAGGTTAAGAATATTACTTCTTACCCACTTATTTGAATAATACTTACCAATATACGGTTCGACCTCGCTAAGAATGGTAACACGTTCTCTAAGAATCTCAAAGTCCTTGAGCTCGGAAAAGAAGTTATCCTCAATATAATCCACGGAAATTGATTCGCGAATCTCAGGCCATTCGGCCTCTGTACAAATGTTTTTAAGCAAGCATTGAACCTTAAGCATCTCAATAAACAGCACAGAGAACTTCTTTCTTAAACGGTTAATAAACTTTTGGAATTTAACCTCTTCTCGGCTAATCTCACTTGCTCGGCCAATGGCAAATTGGCTACCTTCAACATCAAGTCGGCCAACAGGAACGTTTAGCGAGCGATAAAGTTTCTTTTGAAAGAAAAGAACGTCGTCAATCTGACTAAGGTTCTCACCACCAGGAAGGGTAGTAATTTCTGTTCCACGGCCGCCTTCTCGTCGTGGAAGCCAAAAGTCTTCCAACATGCTCATGGCTTTGCGGTCATCTTTAACCTCTCCGCTTGTTGCATCGTAAACAAGTTTGTTTCGATACTTACCCATGATACCTTGAACGTATTGCTCAGCCTTACCCTTTGGAAGGTTACCAATATCAATATAAAAGATTCGTCGCTCTGGAGCTCGAGAGATACGGTAAATAACCAACGCATCTTCCATGATACGAAGTTGGTTAACAAGTTTAACACTTTTGTGAAGGTATGAAACCGCAAATTTTCCGCTGTCGTCAAGGTTCCCGCTCGGAACATAAACAATACTTGTCGGATCAATTTTAACGGCGTTTGTACTTGATCCTAGGCTGTCGCTGTAAAGGAAATATTCCTTAGCCACGTAATGGCTCTTAACGCCACTGTCAGGATCTGTTTTAGTTTTAATTTCTTTGATCTTTTTAATCTTCAGAGGATCAATCATCCTTACTTCTTGAATACCCTTTTTAACGTTATCAGGATCAATAAGAAGGTGGTAATAAAGTTTACCATCAATGTACCACCGGCGAAAAATATCTTGGCCGTTGAAGTTAAAAGAAAGTAGTTTGCAGACGTTATCAAATTCTTTTCGGATCGACTCTTTAACATTGTCTGGAATGTCAAGTTCTTCAGTTGAAAGATTGACCGGAACACTAGCGCTGTCTGCAACAATAGCTCCGTTAATAATGTCAGAAATAGCGGTGTCACACTCGGGCTGTGCAGCCGCTGCTCGATATTTAATAATTGCGTCACGTTCGTTACCAACACTTACTTCATCAAGATCAAGTATTTGACCGTAATAACCACTTGTGCTGTTTCCGGAAATGACCTGACTTCCGTCAGTTTCCACGGGAGGCGCGAAGGACGGTAAAGTCTTTTCTTCTTTTTCGTTAGCCTCGTCTTTAATCTTTCGTGAAATGTCAAGTCCAAATATCTTCATACAATTCTATATATAACAGAAATTATTTCGGGGGAATGGACCCCCGAAATAATCTTTAATTGAGTTACACTGAACAACGTTTACGAAGTAATACCTTCGGCAGTCCAGTACTGATACTGAAGCTCAACCGTGAATTCTTCAACCGTGTCGTTTGTCTCGTAATTTAATTCAATCGCACTAACGTTTGTTGGAAACGCGTCGATAAAGGTATAACTTTTAATACCTCCTTCGTTTCCATCGCGGTCAAGTTGAACCACTTCCATATTACGGTAGTAATTAAGGTGCTGACCAACAACTGCGTCATCGCTAACGTTTGCTTCATGGTTATTAATACGATTCATCCATTTTTCGAATGCATCGCGAAGATTAAAGTTAACGTCATTGATAACGGTAACAGTCCATGGTTCAAACGTGCGGTCGCCCGCAACCTTGAGCTTTTGTCCGCGGAAAGGAACTTCAAGTGGAGCAACAACACTTGCAGGAATCGAGCCGCCTTTAATAAGAAAGCGGGCTTCATTTCTGAGAAGTTGGTTGTTGTCAGGGAAGTCGATTCTGCATTCAAACAGGTTGGGTCTTGCACCACCACTAAAGTTTGATTTGAATTTTGATATGCCTGTATTTGTAGTAGCCATAAGTTTTACCTAACTATATGTTATTATTTATATTCCTAGACCTTATCGGCCGACCAATTCTTCAAACGCTGTGCCAGTTCTGGTAGCGATGAAGTTAAGGGTTACAAAGTTGATCGAGCGCGCTGGCTTGATATAAATATCGGCCACGAAACGATTTCCATCAATTACTTCTGCGGTGTTGTTACTTTCGTCACAAACAACTCGGAAGTCCGTAATACCTCTTCGGCCTTGAACATCCCGAAGGAATGGTTCAACAGCGTTGCGGAAAGTAGAGCGAGTAAACGTATCGTTAAGCTCAAACAGTTGGAACTTACTTGCAGTAGCAATTGCCTTCTCGATAGTAATAAAGAGACGGCGAACGTTAATGCGATCAAACGCACTTGGCTTGGTTAAAGCGGTCTTATCACCAAAAAGAACCGTTCCTTGGCCCGGAAGGGTAAGAACAGGGTTAATACGCTTTTGGTAAAGTTCGTCGCGATCGGCTTGCTTGGGGTTATACGCAAGTCGCGTAATACCTCGCAGCTGTCCACGATTAAGACCAGCAGGAGAGAACCAAGGATCGGCAAGATCATCAGTAGCTGCACAAAGTCCGGCCATGTGGCCATGGAGCTGGATAAACGCGAAGGAATCCCGATACTTGTTGTAAACATAAGCAGGAGTACTGTCAAACACAATGTAGCTGCTGGAGCCAATTGCGTCGAAATGTGTGGTAATAGTACTCTTCTTGGTAGCATCAGATGTTTGATCCTTAACTGCAAGAGGTGCAGAGATAAAGCCAACACAATCACGTCGTGTATCAACAATAGTTTTCAGTCGCGAGTGAACAACGTCATCACCGTCTTCGAAAGCGAAGAGAAGGTTAACGTCAACAGTTTCGGAATCTTCAAACAGATCCAAAGC